AAGTAGTTTCAAATATACATCGTAATTTATTAGGCGATGAACTCAATCAACTTATACAGGTTAAAGAAATATCACCTGATAGAAGAGAGATAGTTGTACGTTTAGTTCCATTGGCACCTGATCGAATAGCGTTATATGGTAATGCAGTAGCAAATTATCTATCAACTATAGAATCTGCATTTGATCGTGATTTAGCTGTCAATTTTGGAAAGAATAATATTGTTAAGATTATTAATCAACGTGATTATTCTTTATCAAACGTATTAGAGCCAGATACAATTGCATTTCGTTTATACCAACCATTACCTGCAGATATTAATTTAACAGATACGTTATGGATAGTTGAAGAATTAGCTGATTCGTATACTGACAATGTTAATGTTACAATTACACCCGAAGACAATGTAGTAAATTTATTACGCGGCCCTAATTTTGAATTTGCAGACGAATACAATACAGTTACAGAAACCGATTTTAAAACATGGAATGATTTATTAGGTACTAATTTATCTACATCACAACAAATTATTGATAGATATTTTTCCGGATCATTATCCGGAATTCAATTAAACGTCGATTATTCTGCATTTGATAATTTTGTGTTTTATTCTTCAGCTTATGAACGTTTAGCAAATTTTAAATATAAATTAGAATTAATTGAACACTATGATGCGCAATTAACAACATTAGATTCGGCAATCGGTAGTGATAATAATGCACTTCAAAATAATATATCAATAACAACTAATCTTAAAAATAATGTAATTGGTAGTTTTGATGGCTTTGAACGTTGGTTATATACCGAGGCTACTGCTAGTTTGACTACACATGGTACATCTGGAAGTTATATTGGGGCAGATGGCTATGCATTAACACCATGGCCAAAATATTTACATTCAGGATCATATCATTTATATTCAACATCAGAGCCGATAGCAGTTAATTGGTATGACGGATTTAGTGCAACAGCTTCATATTATGACATAGAAAATAATAATGCTTTAGTAAAAACAGTACCAGAACACATTCGTAATGATGCTAATAATAGCGAATATGAATTGTTTGTTAATATGATAGGTCATCACTTTGATATTCTGTATTCATATATTACTGCATTAACAGATACATATAAACCTGAAGAAAATCCTAAGTTAGGTAAGAGCCGTGAGGTTTTATATACTATCGCTGAAAGTTTAGGTTGGAAGTTAGCAAACGGAAATCAAGCTACTGCTTTATGGAAATATAAATTAGGCACTGATACTTCCGGTTCGTATCAAAGTACCGGTAGTTTATTTAGTAAATCGAATGAAGACATTACTACAGAAGTATGGCGTCGAATTGTAAATAATTTACCGTACTTATTAAAAACTAAAGGTACGTCACGTAGTGTTAAAGCTTTAATGAATACTTATGGTATTCCGCAGACTTTACTTTCTATACGAGAATATGGCGGTCCGCTAGCGGACAATGATGCTCCTTCTTTAATTGAAGATCGTTTTGCATATGCTCTTCGTTTAACTGGTGAAAGCCAAGTTTCTGCACATATGCATCATGTTACATCTAGTAATACTGAGTGGGGTATTAGCAGAGGAATTATTCCTATCATGACACATGAGATACGCTTTAAGCCTAGCGTGACACAATCCATGTTGTTAATGTCATATACTAAAGAAAATACAACAACTGAGTATGTTGATCCACTATATCATGATTTAGGCTATGCTGTTACAAATACAGCAAATGGATCAAATGTATGGCATGTAGCTTTGGAACATACAGCTTCATATTCCGGATCCGGTAATTATGGACGCGTGCATTTTATAATGGCGCAAGGCAGTGCTTCTATAGTAACTCCATTGAAAGCTACTACTGATTGGGCGCCTATTTATGATAATGATTGGTGGAATTTGCGATTGCAGTTTAAAACATCGGCGTTACATTATAATGCCGTACCAAATACTGATACTGTATACGATATACGGGTACAGAAAAAGTCTGATTTTATTAATGCTAAAGTAGTGCATGCAGTATCTGCCTCAGCAACTCCTAGTACTGGCAGTCATTATCAATTTTGGTGTAGTCCAACTCCGTTATATATACTCAATATTGGCGGTAATTCCGGTTCATTAAGTGATACAGATACATTAGGTATAAATGGATATTTAACTGCATCTTTAGGTTTAAATGGCGTACCTACCATGTTTAATGGTAATTTACAAGAATATAGATCTTGGTTAGAGATTTTATCTGACTCGGCATTTTATGACCATACAATTAATCCTACTAGTTATGCGTCAGGGTTATCGCCATCGAGTAGTTTTGATACATTGATACGACAGTTTACGTTCGGATCTGATACTAAAGCTTATGACTTGAGCAGTGTTAATAGTACTATATCTAGTAGTCAGCCGTATCGTAGATTGACAAATTTTGGATCTACGTCAATGCCGTTTGAAACAACTGCGAGCTTGCAAGGATTTAAAATTCCTTTAAATCTTCAACGTGGTAATTACGAAGCAGTCGAAGAAACTTATTATATACCTGGTACTTCGTTAGGTGGTAATAATTTTTATTCACAAAAGATTCGATTAGATGATAATGAGTTAGTTCGTAGATTATCTCCCATTACATCAGGCGAACGTTCTAGATATGATTTATACCCAGTAGATGATAATAAGTTGGGAATGTTTTATAGTATGGCCGACCAGTTGAATAAAGATATATTCAATCATATCGGACGAGTTGAAATAGACGATTTTATAGGCGATCCTAGTGATGAGTTTGAATATACATATCCCGATTTAGTTAAATTTTCAAAACAATATTGGAAAAAGTTTTCTGATCGTAATGATGTTAATGCATATATACGTATTTTTAGTCAATTCGACTTTTCGTTGTTCAATCAAATTAAGCAATTGTTACCTGAACGTGCTGATTATGTATACGGATTACTAGTTGAACCACATGCGTTAGAACGTGTTAAAATGCCAATTTATAAGGGTATTGCGGTAGAGGATGATACATTAAACATAGTACTACCTACTACTAGTCCAGTTACTAGCGGTGACGCGTTTTTAGATTATACTGGTACAATGTCAGGTTCTGCTACGTTAAACAACACTGAATTTATAAATGAACATACTGGCGTGGTACTATCCGTAGTTTCGTTGACTGACTCTGCATATATTACAGAAGCTGTTGCTACTTTTGCAATGATACCATCCGCTTCTAATTATTGTACCATATTTACTCCACCTGTTGATGAAAGGCCTATAGGATCTGCATCGATTGATACTATTGCACAACGTACATATTATGATGTTAATCCTACATTCCCATGGGAAGGTAATACTAACAATTTATCAATAAACGATTCTTCATATGTATATTCAGCTATGGATGCTAATAGTTATACTGATAATTTATTGGTCAAAATAAATACAAATACACAATACGATGTACATTATAATTTTATTGTAGATATATCATCAAAGGATCAAGCTTCTGCTGGTACAGTTAACTGTTATATAAGTTTAGCTACAATTGACGAAAATGGTATAATTACCATATTGTCAGAACAAGAGTCTTTATATACATATACTGGTACAGCTCTACGTACAGATAGATTTATATTTAATGATATACTAATTAATTCATATAATAATTTAGTAGTTATATTGCGGTATAAATCTGGTCCAATGGTCGTTACCGTATCAATTGATAAACTTTCTGTAATACGTGAGATACGTGAAGTATGCCATCATGGACTTGAAATTATAATTGATGATTGTAGACCAAGTTACATTTACCAAGAACCTATATATCATTATTCTGGAAGTAGTACATATGGAGATCCTATGCGTAGGAATTGGGATCATGCGGTTAGCCAATCAGCAGGAATGTATTACAGTGAAAGTGTAGCTCGTGCATGCTACCATGACGATTTTTTTACTAACGTAAATAATTTATACTACGATGGATGTCGTATAAGTGCCCCAGGTATTAATAGACCGACAAATTTACCAATTGGGTATATGCCAGTTGTTGAAGTTTATATAACAAATCCAAATCAATTAGTATATTCTGGGACGCCGTCGTCAACTACTCCTAGTCGAGGTGGTGGTAGTAGACAGCCCGGAAATTTAATTGTTCGGTAATTTTAATGACATGCATATTTATTAAAAAATAAGGAATTTTATGGGATATTTAGATAATAGTACAATAACAGTAGATGCTATCCTTACTAAAAAAGGAAGAGAGTTATTGGCACGTGGCCAAAACGAATTTGTAATTACTCAATTCGCTTTAGCTGATGATGAAATTGACTACGGGTTGTACAATACAGAACATCCATTGGGTACTGCATATTACGGCGCTGCAATAGAAAATATGCCTATCATCGAAGCTTTACCGGATGAGACATTAATGTTGAAATATAAATTAGTAACGTTGCCACGTGGTACTGTAAGAATACCGGTAGTAGCCGTTGCGCAAACAGATGTTACAGTTGATTCAGGTCAATCATTTACGATTCAACCACAAACCGTTAATTTTGCTGGTGGTAATTCTCAATATGGGTATACAGCGATATTATCTGATTCGGATGCTGGTACTATATATGCTGTAAATAATGCTCCGTTACAAACAGGTGCATCAGTTCCGCAATTTATTGGCGACAATGAATCAGCACAAAGTGTTACAATCACAGGACAGACATTCCAGTTTACTGGAGCTCCTCAAATAACACAAAATAAGCAAGCAACTATATTAATTATCGGCAATGAGACCGGCGGACGTGTAACAATTAATGTTACGGTGCTTCAATTACAAGTAGCGACTACACCTGGTCAAGGTATTAGTGGATAATAAAAATAATAAAATAATAAAATAAAATAGAATAATATGGCAGTACAAGGATATCCCCAAGCATTTTTAACATGGGCAGCAGGACAAGGGGTAAATTTAATTAACCCAATAGCTACACAGAATGCATATTTAAACTGGTTAGCGGCAGGTAGTCCTGGGTCGACTACGTCAGGTGGCGGCGGAGGAT